ACTTACTAAAAGAATAACACAAACTAGTGAAACTTTTGCATTTACATATAGAGGGAATGAACCAAAAGAAATAATAAAATACCTAATAAAAACAGGAGTGCCTTTTAGAATAACTGATAAACACCATAAATTTAAGTTCCAATACCCTACAGTAGGTATAAAAAATCAAAGAAATTTTTTTAAACTAATTAATAAAAATGAGAAAGTTTCCGCTGCGGGTGTTAAGAGTATATTAAAAAATATCCTTTTCGAGTATGCTGGAAAAAATTACTCGAAAGAAACTGTAGATGAACTTGGCACAGGAAGTGTGAAATATGATATTGAATGGTTAATTAAACACCAGTTCTTAAGCCCGTCGGTTAGAGAAACCGATGATTTTCAAAATATTAGTAAAACTATTAAAGTTTCATACCTAGAAACAATTGAAATAAAAAATTTTATTAGAAACGTTACAAGATATGACCCACTTGACAGTTTAAAAAAGAACCCTAGAATATTTTTAGAGAATATACATACAATCAAAGGAAAAGAGTTTGATAACTCTATTGTAGATTTAACTATACTGAGAGAAGAGGAAGATTTTACAAAAAGGAGAATAAAATATGTCGCATGTTCAAGGGCAAAAAAAACATTATGGATAATAAAAAGCAGAAATGGTATGACACTGTGAGAAATATTACAGCAATAACAATTATCTGTTTATATACTTTTATATTCTGTTTAATTCTATTGGAGGTTTCGTGAGCGCATTTAAAAAACAAATTGGCGGAACCCATTATTTGAAATATAAAATTCAGCCGAGTAAATTTGTAACCGAGAATAAATTGCTTTATCCTGAAGGAAGTGTTATTAAATATGTGATTCGACATCAAGATAAAGGGGGAAAGGAAGATTTGGAAAAAGCAAAACATATGATTGATATGATTATTGAAAGGGATTATTCATAAATGAAAGACCCTCAATCAAAAGCTTTAATATCCGATCTTCTTTTTATCACAATGATATGCATAGTCATATATCATGTAATGAAAGTAGTTTATAATATATGAAAGAACCATTATTTAAACCTCAAACTGAATGGCTTCCGCCAACTAAGTTTCCAGATTTAAGAGATCGTAAAGAAATTTCAATTGACTTAGAGACTAAAGACCCGTTGTTAAAAACACACGGATCAGGTTCTGTTGTAGGCAGAGGACATGTCACAGGAATTGCCGTCGCAGTAGATGGATGGAAAGGATATTATCCTATTGCTCATGAAGGAGGTGGCAATCTAGACAAGGATGTTATTTTAAAATGGATAAAAGATGTTTTACTAACCGACGCTGATAAAATTTTTCATAATGCAATGTATGATGTTTGTTGGTTAAGAGCCATGGGATTTAAAATTAATGGGCGCATCATCGATACAATGATTGCTACTTCTTTGATTGATGAAAATCGAGGTCGTTATGATTTAAATTCTGTTTGTAGAGACTATATTCATGAAGCTAAAAACGAGTTCGCTCTTCAAGAAGCAGCTAAATCATGGGGTGTAGATCCAAAGCAAGAAATGTATAAACTTCCAGCTATGTATGTTGGAGAATATGCAGAAAAAGACGCTGAGTTAACATTAAAATTATGGCAAGCGTGCAAACACGAGATTCAAACTCAAGATCTTTGGGATATTTTTGATTTAGAAACTGATTTAACACCGTGCCTCATTGATATGAGATTCAAGGGTGTAAGAGTTGATATAGAAGAAGCTGAAAAATTAAAAAAGATGATGGGAGAAGAAGAAAAAAGACTTTTAAAAGAAGTTAAAGATGAAACAGGAATTAATGTACAAATCTGGGCAGCAGCATCCATTGCTACAGTCTTTGATAAATTAAAAGAACCTTACGACCGGACAATCAAGACTCAGGCACCAAGCTTTACTAAAAATTTTTTAGCTAATCATACTCATCCGATTGTTAAGAAAATTGCAGAAGCACGAGAAATTAATAAAGCTCATACCACATTCATCGATACAATTATTAAACATGTTTTTAAAGGTAGAATTCATGCGGATATAAATCAACTTAGATCTGATAATGGGGGCACAGTCACTGGAAGATTTTCTTATTCTAATCCAAACCTTCAGCAGATTCCTGCACGGAACAAGGACCTCGGACCAATCATTCGTAGAATTTTTATACCAGAAAAAAATCATTCGTGGGGATGTTTTGATTATTCTCAACAGGAACCAAGACTAGTAGTACATTATGCAACTTTACAAAAACTTTATGGAGTTGATAAAATTGCGGATGCATATAAAAAAGATAATGTAGATTTTCATAAAATAGTTGCAGACATGGCTGAGATTCCAAGGTATCAGGCAAAAACAATTAATTTAGGCTTATTTTATGGAATGGGTAAAGCTAAGTTACAAGCCTCGTTAGGAGTGAGCAAAGAAAAAGCTGAAGAACTTTTAGGCAAATATCATACAGAAGTTCCTTTTGTTCAACAACTGATAAGATCTGCTATGAACAGAGCTCAGGATCGAGGACAAATACGAACTCTTCTTGGTCGTTTGTGTCGTTTTCCTCTATGGGAACCATCAAGTTTTGGTATTCATAAAGCCATGTCGCATGAAGCAGCACTCGCGGAACACGGACCAGGGATTAAAAGAGCATATACATATAAAGCTTTAAATAAATTAATTCAGGGATCTGCAGCAGATATGACCAAAAAAGCAATGATAGATCTATATAAACAAGGAATAATTCCACATATTCAAGTTCATGATGAACTGGATATTTCTGTAAAAGATGATAAACAAGTAGAAAACATAATTAAAATTATGGAATCTGCCGTTAAACTGGAAGTACCTAATAAAGTAGATTATGAATGTGGAGACAATTGGGGTGAAATAAAATAGGAGAAAATTATGGAAAAAATAAAACAAGTTTGGAAACTAGCACAAGATAATCCAAAAATATCTGTTGCTATTGTAATAGTAGTAGTTGCCATCTATTTCTTAATAAACTAGGAACTTTATGAGGGATGGCTTATCTAAATGTCAATACACCTGCGACCTACGCACAGGTCAGAAGAGAATATCTCTACGACCTTGAAGCCCACCATGGAGAGGTGGAGGATTGTATTATATTTGGGTTGGCATCGATTACGGGACGTCCTATACTCTTTCACGCTATTATGGAGAATGGTGCGGTTTTTTATCGCCTACCTATCTCCGCGTTCATTCAAAAAGGATTTACAGCGGATCGAGTTCCTAGGATGCGACTTGATGAGCTGGAGCTTTGGAATTGCTTTAGTTACTATCCTGCTATTACTTCTTTTGATGTCCTCGATGGTCAATCCGGTAAGTTTATAGGTAAAGATAAAAAATGGTATTCAGGGGCCTACCTTTTTACTGTTGACTGGGCGCATCCAGAGAGTAATATAGTAGATACGGATCATTCCGAAATTCCGCACGAACATAAGTGCGCTCATGTATTGGCATTAGATAATGGCAATTATGCGGCTCAGCCAAATAACAGACTAATCTGGAGTATTCCTTCATTTACAGTGAGGGATGAAATTCCATTTGACTGGAAAGTACAAACCAGTGAATGGAATGTAGAAGATAGTCGAAAATGGAAAACAGAAGATTCTGATAGATTCTTCTATGACATTGAGGAGACACATGATGAGAAAACTAGTGTGGAAAATAAAACAGATGATCTCAAAAATTAAGGTCAAAAAACATCTGGAGTACGTAAGTAAAAAATTTTATGGCAAATAAATGTAAAAATTGTAGCTGTGACTGTCATTGTTCTTTGATGGAACATTCAGATTTATATGGAGTATGTTCCTGCGAACAATGTGAACATGAGGAGTGTGATGTATGTCAATAGACAAAACAAAATGCTGTAAAATACATACTAAAGAAAAAGAAGAATCAGGAGAATGCTGTCAGTTAGACGAAAAAGACGACAGAGAACAAGCAACATATGAAAATGAAGTAAGTAAGGAAAATGGATATAAAAGATAAAATTGTAGGCCTAGCCCTCGCTGCACTTATCGCACTTATCGGCTGGAATCTTCATGAAACCTGGGCTATTGGAAAACAGATTGTTCAATTACAGCAAGGTCAAGAAGTTTTAGAAAAACAGATTAAAAGAAACTCTAGTTTTGTTAAGCAAAAACTTAAACAAATGAAGAAGAGAAATAATAAAAAGAATATTGATAAAGCAATAAAAAAAAATAACAAAAAGAAAAAGAAGAAAAATAAACAGGAGTAATATGAAACGTGTTATACTTTCTCTGTTTATAGTCTCACTATTAAGTGGGTGTGAAAATGTTAGACAATCTGTTGGTGTTACTGCTAAACCCTTAAGTGAAAAATGGGAAGAAGGTATGAAAGTCAACTACAAAATAATTTTTGGCAAAGTGAGAAGTAAAAAAGTAGAGGAGGACGATGATTAATGAAATATTTAAATATATTCTTACTTTTAGTACTATTAGTATGTTCAAATAAAGTTATAGCTGGTAGTACACAAACAAATGTTAGTGGATCTAACACTGCCATTGAAGGAAACTATTCTTCTGAATCCTCAACTACATACCAAAGTGGTAGTAGTTCCAATACAACTACTTCATCAACAACTAATTCAAATATAAAATCTGCACCACCAAGCTCAAATGCACCATCCTATAATTCTATGACTCAAGATGTGTGTGCTGTAGGAGCATCAGTAGGAGTACAA